TTCGGTGCGGGCGGCCGCAGCCGTTTCCTTTCTTTGGCGCCTCGCTTCGGAGGCGGACTCCATGAACCCCGCCCACGACGCCTTAATGCTGTCGAGACGAGCTTGCTGCTGGGCGGACGATTTTGCTCTTTTTTGATCTTGTTGGGTGGGCTTCGCTTCTTCCTTTAGCTTGGCAGCTAGTGCGGCCTTTGCTGCGGCTTCTGACCCTTGCATATCTAATCCGTATATTCCGGGGGCGCTCCATGTGCCGTCTCCAGTCTTTGTCCATCCCATGTTTTCTTCGTGAATAATAATAAGATCAACAGTGACGGATATAGTCCGCGGAAGGCCGCCGGCTTGAGAGCCAGCCTCCATGAGCCCATCTCGTTCTAGATTGTGCACAATATTTAAACTTTTAACCACCGTCAAGGCGCCTTCTTTCAATATATTTTCTGCAGCCTGGAGACTAGCAAATTCGTCAAATGTGATGCCTTCGCTACCTGGATTGTTAGCCAATAAATTAAATAATCCAACACGAACCAGTGGGCTCTGATTGATTGTTAGCGCGTCTTGAACATTTACATATGTAGGATATAAAAAAGATCTTAATTGATCTACGCGAGCAAGATTTTCATATGCTTCTGAAAAAGTTGCAGCCGGAACATCAAATCCTAAAGTAGCTGTGCGTGTAGTTTGTTTAAACATGTGAATGCCGTCGATGCGGCCAAAAACATTTTTAGTATCCCAATCAGATGTAAAAGATTCATTGAAAGCAGTTATAAATGCTTTAAAGAATACTTTTTTTCCAGAAGGCAGGTGCTCAAAGGATATTCGCATCCCTGCGTTAGCGTATGCATCAGTGCTATCAACAAAATTATTTTGATGAACTAAAGTTTTCCCAAACTCTAAACGCTTAGAGTTAAATGTATCCATTGGCTCTTTCGCGCCAGCTCCCTGTGCGGCTGACTGGCCAGCGGCGCTAGCCTGCGCCTTAATAGAACTTTTAGCCTCAGCGGCTTTTTTCTCTTTTCTCTTTGACCAAAAACCCATATTCTATATATCCTCCTTATTCGTCGCTTTGCGCTGCTTTTGCAATTAAATGTCCGAAATTATCATCAACGATTCTCACGACGGAGTTTACAAACATTTTATTATTAAATTTAATATCTATTTTTCCTGTGATTTTTGAGTCCTTTCCGGAGCCTCCGTTTCCTCCTCCGCCTCCAACATTTCCACCTCCCGTAGCCACTAATGCTCTAGCGGCCTCCGCGGCGGCAGCGGCTGAATTTAAAGTAGCAGTCATTAAAATTGTCTTAGCGGTTGGTATATTATCCATAGCAGTGCCCACGTCTTCGATGGCTTGTGCGAGATCCTCCATATTGTCTGATGATACATTTTCCAGCGCCATTGTAAAATCTGCAATATGTTTTAGTTTGTTTTCGTTAATAGTGGCTAGACCTAGGCCGACCGCGCCCAATGAAAGACCCCAGGCTAAATATCCCACAGAAGCACCAGCCAAAAGGTATCCAGCGATCGACAGAAGAGTCATTGCGCCGGCAAATGACGCCATTTGTTCTGGAGTAACGATAGAAAATAAAGCACCAAAAGCGTCAACCATAAGAGCAACACCGGCAGAAGCTAAAAATACAGCAGCACCAATAGCCAATGCTGCAATGGAAAATTTCATAAGTCCTTTGGCGCCGGCGCCGCTCATCTTACCTTCGGAAAGATTTGCCGCCCCTCTAGCATTCGCAGCCGATACTTCAGCTGGAGTTTGCGCAACTCTGGCTTGGGCGGCCCCTAAAGCGGCTAGCATGCGCCTATTCATAACGAATTGAGCTATATTGAACGCAATCATTACTCCTTTTAGTGCAAGAAGGGCGCCCGCATAGATCTTCCAGTTACGAGCAACATGGGCTACTATCTCGCCAACAATAACAAGAGCCTCAACAACAGATCGAATTCCGGAGCTAATTTCCTCAATCAAGCCTTCGTTAGCTCTAAGCTCATCTATCCATAAATGCAGCTTGTCGAGCACTTCAATCATAATAGGAGCAAGCTCAGCCATAAATGCATTAAACTTTTCTTGTAAATTCATTGTGGCCTCGGCTTGTGCGGCCATTTCTTCATAATCTGCAGCTGTCTTGTTAGTGGCGCCAGACATACTACTCATATTTCCAGACATCATTAGTGCAAGATCGCCAACGTCTGAAAGACCCATTGATTCAGCAAAAAATTGTTTTTGATAATAAGACATATCATCAAATGTTAAACCTGTGCTTTTAATGGCGTTGCGTAATTGTTCAAATCTCTGAACCGGATCGGTTGTGGTCATCATGTCCATCGCGTTCACAAAATTTCCGCCCAATGCGGCGTTTAGCTGACCAGTCATTTTTGCGGCATCTTCAAACGTATCAAATTGATTAGTAATCTTGAGAACTTTTTCCATTTCCATACCGATAAGCTTAGAAACGCGCGCCAGTTCTTTGAATGCCTGTGGGCCATCGCGACCAAGCTTAGCAAGGGCGCCCCCCATTTTAGCATAATCTTTAGCTAGTTGCTTGGGAGGAATCCCTAGCTCTTTGGATGTGGTAAAAAGTTCGCGGGCTGTTTCTTCTGCTCCACCCAAACTCTGGCTAAACATCTTCATAGAGTTTTGAATACCTTGGGCAAAATCTTCACCTTGAATACCGAGCTTTTCTAAAACAACTCCGGTTTTAGCAACATTCATACCAGCGCTAGCGCTAGCCAATGAAAAATCTGAAACATTGGCGATAAGTGTTTGAGTTTGGGCGCCCACCTGTTCCATGGTGACTCCCAGCCGGCGCGTTTCTTCGAAAGTTTTTGTAATACCGTCGTTGTACTTTTCTCCCATGCCTGTCTGTCGCTCAAAAGCATGTGTAACAGCATCAATTTGCATCATTAAATCAATAAAAGAACTCTTAAGTTTCGTAATCCCTCGCGTCAGCAAGCTCATAACGCCCTTTTCTACCATTCCGGCCATATATTGGAATCCGGCCATAGGACCCATCTTAAACGCGTCACCAATCTGCAGGACGGATTGGACAAATTTGGAATTTACAATATTTGTCTCATCGATAATCTTTTTAACATTTTGCTGTCGTTTTTCTTGTTGTGAAAGCGCCTCTAAGCCTCGTTTTTTCTTTTCTAAGTCTTTTGCCGCTTGTTGTGCAATCTCGCCGCCGCTCTTGATCTGTTCTTGAAGTAGTTTGATTTCCTCATTAAGTAGTTGTTTGTGTGCCTGTGTTTTAAGATTACGAGATTCAATAGAATTACTTAAAGCGTTTACCGACTGCAAGTATTCTCTTGAGCGCGCTATTGTTTCTTGAAGTTCAGCATTGTTATCTTTCCGAAGTTGAAGAATTTGTTCCAGTCCGGACTGGGCTGATTCAATCTCGTTATTTGCATCTCTGAGGAAATCCGCGTGTCGTTTGTACTCCTCAGAGTTTTTTTCAAGGAGCCTTAGCTCGTCTTGAATCTGGCGCGAGATCGCTTTTCTTAATTTTATCTCTTCGTTGGCTAAATCTAATGATTCTTTATCAAATTTTGGAGTGTCCGACATATACAATCCTCGTGCTATAAATAAATAGTTTTATACTGAAAAACCACAAAACCCGGCAGGCTTTTGTGGTTACTTGTATTTAGACGGCGCGGCCGGCTGATTATGAGCCGTTAATGTTTGTGGCGACGAGGTGCCGGAAGCTCCATTATGTGCGTCCTCTAGTGTTTTTCTCTCAAGTTCTATTTGCTTTATAAGCCTTTTAACAAACCAATTTCGTAAACCGACTGGTAAATTGTATGCTTCCGAAAGTGACCAGCCTCCATGATATTTTAAAAAGAAAAACTGTTCATAAACAGCTTCCATATAATCATCGCTTAGGCCAAAAAAAGTCCGCAGACAGCGGGACCTCCATTTCGGTCTCATATCCGCATTCGTGACAATTAAAATATTGTGTTAAGTCAACATTTGGCGTAGCGTTAGCAAAAGCAGTTCGCAGATGTTGAGCATCTAAGCTAGGTACGTTTTCTACAAAATAATTGATTGCTTCCATAGAATCATCGCCATTAACAGAAACAATAAGCATTCTTAATTGGCGTGTTACTGCATTTTCTTCTCTGTTTCTTTTACGAGCATTTTCAATTTGTTGTAGCAACGTTTTTTCATCGGTACCTCGTAATAATCTAAATCTTACTTCGCATCTTGTTTTAGGTAATATGGTACTAAATATACCGTTTGGCTCTTCGCGCACTCCCAAGGAGTCACTAGATTCACCAGAATTAATAGTGGATTCATGCAAATCGAAAGAATGTTCTATCTTAGCACTACAAGATGGACATGTAACACTAGTATTATACTCACTCCCATATCCAGAAATTCTAGCAGCAATCATAATCGCATTACGATCTCCTACTAATAATGTATCAGGATTTATTCTCTTATTAACAATTAAATTTTTAATTACTCGTTCTAACGCAGTACCTTTTTTGAGCAACGAACGAGAAGTTAACAAGTCTTCCTCTTTTGCCGTCATTTGACGAATTTCAATTGACGATTCATTGTGCAAAGGATGCTCAGTGCTATAAAAGCGCCCTTGCGAAGGCAATTCGACATGCTCGGTAGGCACCACAAAAGAAAAGCGTTCTGTATTTTCCGTGTTGTGTTGTTCAGTGGCCTGGGGAGGCGGGTCAGAATGCTGAACCGTGCGGTTCCCAAGGCGATCTTTATTTCTCGACAATATACACCTCTATGTTGTTTGTATAATATATTATATCACGTTCCGCCAGCTAAGTTAAATGCTTGCGTAGCAGAATCGCCATTAAGCGCGGAGGCTCCGGTGGTCTCGATGCGCGCCCAGTCATATTTGAGAGTCAGATCGAGCTGCAGCAACTCATCGGATCCGTACTCTAAATCTCCAAACTTGGCTTCAGTAATGAAAGCATTCCAAAGAGTCCAACGTTCTATTTCGACGCCTTGCGCATCTAGTTGAATAATCGATACTTGTCCCAGGGCGCCAACGGCGGTGCCTTTAGATATAGTTTGTAAAGAAGAAGCGTCGATTGCATTTCCAGGAAGAACGTAGCCAGCTTTCTCAAGGATACGAGCAACTGTTATGGACATTTCAGGATTCACCGGATCAACAAGAGTTAGAGTAACGTCTTGCCAAGTCACAGAGCCAGGATAGTAAAAAGTATGATTTAAATATTTATGCTCCTGCGACGAAAGGCTAAATGCTGGCTTGCTAACTGTCTTAGCGTACCAAAGAATGCTTCCGTTTCCATTGGGATCGGTGATAGCATCAAAGCTTACTTGAAATCTAAACTTTCTTTTTGGATCTTGTGAGGTTGAGTCGTGGGCTTCAGTCCAGAATGGCATATTAAGTTACTCCTATATGTTTAACTAGTAATAAATTGTTTTTTAATCATCGAAAGATGCACCGGTAGAGGCGATAACAAAGTCAATAGCAATATACTCAATAGCTCTTGCCGGCTTGACCATGATTTTCGCATACATGATGTTTTGATCAATAAGATCAGGGGTTGTTGTGCTA